AAATACTAAGAACTATCATTGCTTTTATCTATATATTCAGGCATATTTTGTCTATTTTCTTGATTTATAAAGCATAAGTACCAATCTAAACATGAGTATTTCTTATCGCAGTTTTTCATAGTATTTTTAAGTTCTTTGTAAGTTTTCGGTGGTTTAGCTATTACTGAGTTACCTGGTAACCAGTTAGATGTTTAATAGTAACAGTAGAAGGGCATATTTATTTAGGTAGTTTAGGGTAAAGCTCTATACTAAAGTTATCATTTTTTTGATTTTTTTCTTTTGTATAGACAACTTTATCTAAGACTGTTTTTAAAAGGATATTTTTTTCTTTAGCATTGTCAGATTTATAATAATTTTCAAGAGTAGTTTCTAGAGTTGGTATTAATTGTTTTCTAGCAAGAGTATTTTCTTTACTAGAGATTATTTCAATATTGACTCTAGATAATTCTTCTTTTAAACTTTTTATTTTATTTGAAAGAAGAACAGATCTTTCTAAAAATATTTCTTCACTATAGATTCCACGTTCTAAAAAATCATATAATTTATTTTGTTGATTTTCTGTATTTTTTAATTCTCTTTTAATAGCTTTTGATTCAAATTTTAGTTTGTCAATTTCTGTTTGATCATCTTCTAAGCTAACTTTAATTTTATATTCATTTAACCAATCTTCAAGAGAATTAAGAATAGCTTTTTCAATATAATCAAATCTAGATGATTTATTGTTACAATGTGCGCATTTAATATAAAACCTTCTTACATCATCTTTAGGTCGCCTACTATCCACTGCTTGAATTAGATTATGACCACATTTACCACATATTAATATGCCAGCTAAGGGATTTGAAATTTCTTTTTTTTCAAAAGTAGGAGGTATATATCTATTTTTTCTAATTTCTTGAGCTCTATTAAATGTTATTTCATCTATTATTGCTTCATGATTACCATTTGCTATAATTTGTTCACTTTGAGGTCTAACTCTATTATGATTTTTTCTATCAACTGTCTTCCATTTAACATAACCACAATAAGTTATATTAGTTAATATATCTCTAATTGCTTTGTTTTTAAATTTAATATTATTATTTGTTCTATATCCTAATTCATTTAATCTATTAGCTATTTTGCTTGAACCATACATATCTAAATACATACTAAATATAAGTCTTACAGCCTCGGCTTGATATTCATCTATAGCTAAATATTTTTTGCCTTTATCATCGTATTTAAATTTATAGCCATATGGGGGGTCAGTAGAAATGTATTTACCTTCTTCGATACTTTTAATCCTACCACGTTGCAAACGTCTATTAATAAGCTTTAATTCCTTTCTAGCCATAAATGCTTCAAATTCGGAATATTCTTCATCAAATTCATCATTTAAATTATATATTTTTCTAGGTGTTATTATTTTAGTATCGCTGTTTTTAAAAGTATCTAGTATTAAGCCTTGGTCCTGCATATTACCACGGCCTAGACGGTCAATATCCATGACTAAAACAGCATCATATTGATTGTTCTCAACTTCTTTTAAGAGTTCAATCATTCTAGGTCTATCTTTTATACTTTCGCCAGATTCAAGTTCCTCTTTAATATCAACTACATTTAAGCATTTCTCTTTTGCTATTTTTAAAAGAGTAGTCTTGTGTCTATGCAAAGTTTCAAATTCGCCCTGTTTTTCAGCTTCTTCATCAGCACGGCTTTTTCTCAGATAGATACATGTTTTCATGTTTATTCCTCCTTTATATATAGATATTATAATTTAAAATTATATATTATAGAACATATGTTTGTTTAAGGCTTATAAGATAAGAGCAGTTTTTCTGCTCTTAAATTTTTTTAAAAATATGAATTATTTTATAGGAAACAACCAATACTATTAACAGTATAATATAATAATATTTTATATATATTATCATTGATTATTTGAAAATTTTGTATTATACTTAATATTAATAAAGTTAACTTGTGAAGGATAAGGCTGGGTTCTCGAATGAGAGTAGGGGTAAACCAAGAATTCCTTTGCCCCTGGGGTTAACTTTTTTTATTTTTTTATTAAAGATTTTTTGATATTTTTAACAATATTATCAGGATCTTTTTTTATCTCATCAATTATAAAATCAACTACTTGCATAGAATAACTATATTGATTTTGTTTATGTATTTTATAGACAAAACAAAATTTTTCAATTTCTTTTAATCCGTAATAATCACAGAACATTAGAAAAATATATCTATTAAATTTTATGTCAATAGATTCTGAGGTTAAACGTTTGTTTATAAGATCAATACAATTTTTCATTGTAAGCTTATGAGTATTATTGGGATCTTTTAATTCTCTTAAAATTTTAACGTGGGCATCAGCATCTTTAGTTATGGCAACTTGAGAAGTTGCTCTATTTTTATCTTTTGTGATAAAATGATAGTGATCTATTCTAATTCCAAATCTATCATTATTTTCATCTATTAAAGTACTGATATTACTGCTTGAATTTATTAGCTTGTTAGCTATTTCTTCTGGGTATTTTGCAATGATTGTTTGACTATCTAAAGCTTTCATGCTCACTGATAAAGTTAAGAAATTTTGTGGAATCAATTCAGTTATGTCCACATTATGAAATTTTTTCATTTTTTCAGTAAAATTTAAGACACATGCTTGAAATAATGGAACATATACCATTTCATATTCTTGAGTTATAAAATGAGTACTTGTATTTCTTAATTCTATTATTTTTTCTAAATTAATTCTAAGTGGATCTTTATCGTTAGTAAATATTTTTTTTATACATGTCTCTAATGATAAGGTTCTATCTGGTTTATCTTTATAATAAATTTCGCTTTCACCGGAAGTATTAATTATATGAGCTTTCAGCATTAATTCCCATGCATTACATATAAAGAAACTAAAACCTTCTACTCTATATTTTATTGTAGGCTTATTATAAAGTTCTATTCCAACGATAAAAGCTTCCTTACTTTTTTCTATGAGTCTATAAGATAAAGGTACCATATATAATCATCCTCCTTTAGCTTTATACCTAAATTAATTACTTATAAATTTGAGGTAAAAATAATTGTAAAATTACTAATATTTATAAACACACATATATTTTTTAGAAAAATATTATGATTTTAAATTATGTATTACAAAATGTATGTTTGCTTTAAATTTGATATAACATTAACTATTTTCTATATCATTTATTAATCTATTAAATTTGCCTAATGACATAGTTTCTATATTCTTCGACTGAGCTTTTTTTACTGTTTCAAATTCTTTTGCATAACTTTGATATACTAAAAGAGTTGTTTCTTTTAATCTAAGTTTTGATAATGCTATACCTCCATGTCTTTCAACTATTTTAGAAACTTTATGGGTTAATGATTCCTTCATAGGAAATAATGTTATTACTTGTCCTGATAATTTATCAGATGTATAAAGTATAGTAGAGGTATTGATTGATTGAGGATTGCTTGAATTTAGAGTTTCTGATATTTCTTTTATTTTTTCCTCATCAGATTTGTCTAGCTTTATACCAGAAGTCATTTCAAAAAAATCTGACATATCCATTACTTCAATTCCTTTTTCATTAGCCTTTTGTAATTTGCTGCCAGGTTTTTCTCCCACAACTAATAGGTTAGTTTTTTTAGTAATATTGTTGGATGAAATATCAGCGCCACATTTTTTAGCTAATTCAATTAATTCATTTCTAGTATAAGGACCTTTGCCAGTAAAAACTATATTTTTACCAACGAATAAGTTTTTTACAACTTCAAAATCTATTTTTAAATTATCTAACTTATAATTATGTAAATTAGATTTTTTATTTTTAAATCCTATTGGAACCCAAATATCGGGTTTAACTATATTTAATATCTCATTAAGTATTAAAACATCATTCATAGAGTGATGTAATTTTTTACTATTTATATTGAAAAAATCAATTAAATATTCTAAAGAATAAGAGAATAGTTTAGGATTTTTATATTTTATAGCCCTTATGCTATCATAAAATGGATAGTTTTCATCAATCCAGTTATAATAAACTAAGAATTTTCTATCAAAACTTCCATTATGAGCTACAAGTGGATAACTGTATTTATTTAAGAAAGTTTTAAACTCATTCATAATTTCGGTATTATTAGAGATTTCTTTAAAACCTGCTCCAAAACCTTCATGTATAAGTGATTCATCTTCTACTATAGCTAAATATAATTTATCTATTATTTCCCCGTTTTTAACTGCAAGTGCTGCTACTTCATAAATACCAGATTCAACTTCAAACGATTGAGTTTCTAAATCTATTAAAATCATATTGTTCATATATCTATTTTCCCTCCCATATTATAATGTGTTAAATAACTGTATAATAGCATTTGCTTTTGATAATGTATTATTTATATCTACAGAAATATGAAATTCTTTACAAAGTGATTCTAGAGTATGACTATTTAAATATTTATATAGTGTTTTTGACAATCTAGTTATATCATAATTATTTTTAGAATTTGTTTGTGCAAATTCAGGAATTTCAATGTTATATCTTTTACACTGAGATCTTATGCTAGGTAGTTCGTTAACTCTGATATTATGACCAATGATTAATGTATTTGGTGTTATATAAGATAAAATTTCTTTTAATGCATTTGGCCATGTTTTAAATTCTAGTAAATCATCTTGGACTAAATTATATTTTTTCTGAGCAGCTTTTGTTAATGTATCTTCTGGATTTATAAATATATTATTTTCATGTATTATTTTAGAGTTTTCTTCAACTACATATCCAAGACTAACTATTGATTTATTTTTACTATTTGCAAAATTTAGACTAATAGAAATAACCCTTGATTTTTTTCTCACGTCTCTTTCAGCTCTAATATAGCTTTCATCCGTGAATATATAATTTTCAACTTTATGATTTAAACTATATTCTGTAAGATTTTTCATAAGATTAAAATTTTGTTTATTATTAAAATATTGAACTTCATCATAAGTATTTGCATAATACTTTGATAGATCATTATAAGATATAATTTCAGAATTAGTAACTTTATTAAAAGCATTTATAGCTATCTGTTCGATAACAGTTTTTTCTTGTTGTAACCTTTCATTTTCTGAATTTATTAATTTAAGATCTGTTATATTTACTATGATTCCTTTTCTAGGACCTGTAACTAAATGTATTATCATAAATTCCCTCCTTAATTAATTTATACAAGTTTATTTGTTAAATTTCTTTGTAGACTATGATATTTGGTAAGTTTGTTAATATAATTTTATATTCACCTAATTCGATATAACCAGTATTATTTTTACTAGCTAAATATTTGAATTTTTCTATGACTAGCTTTTCTGGAACATTTAAAAATTCAGCTATTTCATAATAACTAGCACAGTTATTTTTAAATGAATTTTCTAAATCAATATTTTTTATTACTGTATTAACACTCCAGTTGAGTGCTTGTTTTTCACATTTACATATTTTTAAGTAATCTCTATAGTTTTCTATATTAATTAAATTATCGCCAACACTTGTAAAGTAGTGTCCGAGTTCTTCGCTTAAAATTTCTATAAATGCATCTTTATCATTTTTTATATAGTGAAGTATTGAGATTATATGTCCTATACCTTGAAGATGGATATGTAACCCCTGTAGTGTATTTGGAAGTGAATCGGTATAGTCTATAATAATTCCTTCATCTGCTGCAATTTGAAATAGTTTTTCTAATGTATCCATACTTCACCCCCCAGAAGTATTTATTTTTTATATTTTAATTCTAAGTATTTTATATAGTCATCTAATTGATCTAATGCTTCATCTGATAATTTTTCAATTTTTCCAATTCGATGAGCAGAAATACTGTCGATATTTTGTAATCTTTTATTTTTAGTATGTTTTTTATCATCAAGACCTAAAAGATAATCTACAGATATATCAAAAGCATTTGCTAACATAATTAAATCATCCTTAGTAGGTTCTCTTTTATTAGTCTCCCACATACCAATTTTACTTAAAGAACAATTAAGTTTATCTGCTAATTCAGACTGAGTTAAGTTATTTTCTTTTCTTAATTGTTTTATTTTTTGGCTAAACAATTTTATCACTCCTTGTAAAACTTTATAGTATAAGTGTATCACCAATAGTGATAGAAATAAATCGTTTTTAAAAAAATATCACTAAAAGAGATAAAATATATTGACATATATCACTTACGGTGATAATATTAAATCATAAAAGCAACAGAGATTGAAAGTGAGGTGCAAGATTGAAAGATTTAATTGATTTTAGGAATAATCTGAATCTAACTCAAAGACAGATGGCAGAAAAAATGAATATATCAAAATCATATTATGAAAAAGTGGAAAAAGGATTTAAAAAACCAGGAAGAGGTTTTTTAGAAAAATTTAAAGAAACTTTTCCTGAGGGAGATATGAACATTTTTTTTAAATAAAAATATCACTTAAAGAGATAAAAAACAAATAAAAATACACTATAAGTGATAAAAAGGGGGATTAAAATGACTCTAATAAATCAAATGAACAATTTAGTAAATAACTTAGAAGTTTATGAAAGTGAAGAATTTGGTCAAGTAAGAACAATAGCTGTTAATGAAGAGCCTTGGTTTGTAGCTAATGATATAGCTAGAGCTTTAGGATATGCAAATCCTAGTAAAGCAACAAATGATCACTGTAAAAAATCTAAAATGATATGGGGTAACGATTCGTTAGGACGTCGTCAACAATTTAAAGTTATTCCAGAAGGTGATATTTATAGATTGATTATAAGCTCAAAATTGCCAAGTGCAGAGAAGTTTGAAAGTTGGGTTTTTGATGAAGTATTACCATCTATTAGACAAAATAATTTTTATAGCTTACAAGGTCTATCAAAAGAACTAAGAGCAATATTCACCTTGGATGAAAAACAGAAAAAAGCAGATGAGAAAATAACAGCAGTTGCCGAGGATCTAAAAGACTTTAAAGAAAATGCTCCGTTATTCAATATCGAATGTGAGGAATTACAGAAGGCATTAAGAGCAAAGGTCATAAGTGAAATGGGGGGCAAAAAATCAGCAGCATATAATGACAAGTCATTACGAACAAAAGTATTTTCAGATGCACAAAGACAAATTAAAAGGGAATTTGGATTGACTTCATATAAGGCAATAAAAAGGTCACAATTCAATAAAGCTTTAGAGATTATTGAAAATTATAAAATGCCATTTGTTCTAAGGGAGATTATAGAAAGTGCTAATTCACAAATTACAATGGAAAATCTAAAGCTTATGAAAGCTAAAAATGAATTAGTAAAAGATTATGTCGTTTAGGAGGTGCAATATGATTAACATTAGTTTAACTTTTGATGAAGAAATGAAACTTTATACTTTAATCAAAATTGAATTGAGACATTGCATAAAAGAAAAAAGAAGCTATGAAAAAAAGTTGAAAAAAAATGAAATATCTGAAGAGTGGATTAAGAGTACTGAACACGTAATGAGATATTTAGATGAAAATATAAAAGTTTATAAAGCTATATACAACAAATTAAAAGGGAGTGATTGATATAAAAACAACAGACATAAAAAAGTATTCGAAATATTTAGAGTTTGAAAGTGGAGAAGTAATAAAAATAAAAATTGAATTAGTTAATGTAAAAAATAAGAATTTAAAAACCTTAATTGATTTCCTTGATGCAATGTTCAAGGAAATCAAAGAATCTATTTTTTAGGAAATAATTCAGTAAATTCAAATAAATTTTTAAGTTTATCAGGATTTTCTAGAATTATTGGAAGAATAGTTTCCATTAATACAGTATCAGCATCTTTTTTGCTATTAGTAGCTATTTTATCAGCTAATACAGAAATTGCTCCTGTATCACTTTTAGGTGTTGAATTAAATATCTTGTTTGATAAATCATTTAGATTATCTTGTATATTATACAATTCTTGTAAAATTATTGAATTAAAAGAATCTGATAAAGTTTTATCTTTAGTTTCTTCTATATTGTCGTAATTAAAAGAATTTATAGTTTTTACAAGTCGATCTTTTAAATTATCAGTAGCAGGAAGACTTTGTAAGTCATAATCAAGAGTTCTTATTGAAGCTACATCAAACGGTATTTTATCATTTTTATGTTTTAGTTGGATTAGTGGTTTATTTAAGGCAAATCTATAGCCTAATTCATAAAATGCATTTGGGTTATGTTCTGTTAAATCAGCAATTACTAAATCGGCAGTATTTAAATATTCTAATATTGTATTATTTATTGAATCAGATGCATTAATGTTATCTACTCTGACTGCTTCAAAACCACATTTTTCACATACTGGTTTAATTATATAATTTAATAATTCATCAGAACGTTTTCGTGTTTCACTGCCTTCACTACCAATAGGACATACAACAAAACAAATTTTCATTTCCATCAACTCCTTACATAATTTGGTAATTTATTATACATCTTTATAAAGATGTAATCAAGGGGGATTAAAAATGATTGATAAAAATAAACTTAAAAGATTGGCGGTTAAAAATAATTTAACAATGTATAGAATATCTAAACAAACTGGAATAACAGAGTCATATATTCAAAGCTTATTTAATGGAAAACAGGATAATCCATCGATAAAAATAGCTTATAAAATATCAAAATTACTAAGAGTGAAAATAGAAGATCTGTTAAAAGATGATATTTAGGTAATAGGACAAATAAATAAAAACATATTAAATATTGGGGGGTGTTTCATATGAAAAGTAACAAAATTGAATATGATGCTGAGTACAAGATAGGAAATACAAAAGTCTATGTTGTTTCTCCAGAAAACCCAGTAAGGCTTGGAAGAAAAATGACTCAAGAAGAAATAGATGCAATATTAGAAAGAGTAACTGAACAGGCTAGTAAAATGGCTCGTTCAATAATGTTAAAAGAGCTAAAAAAAGATGAAAAAGAAGCTAATTATTAATAACTCATATATGTAAATATAAAATCCCCACCATTTATTGGTGGGGTAAAAGGGGGATAACAAATGAAAAACATGGGTGAATTTCAACAAGACAAGCAATATGTATTCTCTTATAGAAAATTTTTAAGAGATACTTTAGACACATCAGCACGTTGGCCAAAGCTTGCTAATGGACAACCTATCAAAGTTATATCAGAAGATACAGGATTTGTATATGTAGATTTAATTCCAGGAGCATATCCAACAGAGTTTAGCATAGTTGCAAAGTGGTGCGAGGAATCATATGATTTTGATTTCGAGTATGTAGATAAAACTAAAGAAGTTTATGAGGGCATAAAAGATAGACTTTATTCAAAAGAAGATAAAACTGAATTTGCTTTTGTAAAACATGAGAACTTCAAAGGAAAACTTAATAAAATTCTAAACTATTTACAATCAAAAGGTTATCAAATATGCACAGAGGTTTATTTAAAAGATCATGTGGAAATTAGAATGTATTCGCTACTCCATAATAAACACTTAAAAATAGAGAGTAGTGGGATAGATAACTATAGTGTTGATTATTATAAAGAAATCGAGGCGAGATAGAGTTATGGATGCTAGAAAGTTTTTAAAATTCATGGAGTATTGTAAAAAAGAAAATATAGAACCTACAGCAGAAGAGTTAAAAGCTTGGTGGAGCTTGGAGAAGTTAAGAATGGCTTTACAAGAATAAAAGTAAGACGAGAAAGGAATAAAAAAATGGCAAAAAAAAGATACTTTTGGTTAAAGCTTAAAGAAGATTTTTTTAGACAAAAGGAAATCAAAAAGTTAAGAAAATTAGCAGGTGGAGACACATATACAATAATCTATCTTAAAATGTTACTTTTAGCTATAAAAAATGAAAATAAACTCTATTTTGAAGGTGTTGAAGATAATTTTTCAGATGAATTAGCACTTGAACTAGATGAGGATGAAGGAAATGTTAGTATGACATTAGCATTTTTACAAAAACATGATTTGATAGAAGTTGTAAATGATGAAGAATATTTTTTACCACAAGCTAAAATTCTTACTGGAAGTGAATCTGAGAGTGCTGCAAGAGTAAGAAAACACAGAAAAAAATTAGAAGATGAAAAAAAGGATTTGTTACAATGTAACACTCATGTAACAGATAGTAACAAAAACGTAACGACAGAACTAGAACTAGAGAAAGAACTAGAACTAGATTTAGATTTAGATTTAGAACTAGAGAAAGAGAAAGAACAACAACTAGATACAGATTTAAGTGAGTTTAATGTTGATGCTGTTTTTATATTAAATACATACCTTCCTAATTTAACAATAAAAGATAAAAAACAGATCTTAAATGCACTTAAAGAAATAGGGGGCAACTTTTATTACTTAGAAGAAAAAATAAAAATTTTAAATAAAACTGAAAATGTAAATTCAATTGTAGGATTTTTAATACAAGCTATTAAGAAGGATTACAAACCTAAAGAAAAGTAAAGGGGGATAGCAAATGGATATAGGGGATAGAGTTACTATAACTAACTATGGCCATATAGACAATAAAAATGTAAGAAGCAGAGATAAGGGGACAATTGTAGATATAGTGGAGTTTAAAGGAATGTATTCTATATGTGTTGAGGTAGATAGACATATAAAGGGACACAATGGTAATGGACGTGGTAAAGATGGTCATTGTGTCTGGGTATCTCCAAAGACACTTGCTTTAGAAGTTAAAAAGGATAATAAAAAAAAGAGATATGAGTAGATATTCAAAGTCAGATTATTTTAATCACGAAGGATATAGGGATACAACAGCTTATAAAGCATTAAAAAATATAGAGAAGGGAGGTAGTGAAGTGTTAAAAATAAGAATTACGTTTGATAGAAAAAATAAAAAAGAACTAGATGCAGCTATTGAAAAAATAGAAAAGCATTTTAGAGTGATCAATAAATCAGATGTATATAACAACAGAAATCAATCAGATTATGCGCGTGTGTACATAGATGTTGAAAATAAATAATAAGTATTTAGGACAAGCCAGATAGGGGGCCGAAAAATGAAAGAAAATCTAAGTGAATTGATGTTTTTTATAATCATGATTATATTTTGCTTGTTTTTAGGTGACTGTGTTTTTAACGAATACGAAGATACAAAGGCTCACCGATTTCTTGAACAAAGAGGAATTGCTCAAAAAATAGAACAATTTGAGCAAAAATGGGACAAATAAATCAAAAGGGGGATAAAAAATGAGAATAAGAAGAGTTGGGTTAGGAAAATGGAAAATAGAAGGTATTCCAGAACTAACTTTTGATAGTTACTGGAGTGCCAGAGCTTACTTATTAGCTTTATAGAGGTGGTTTTATGCAAGAAGAAAAAGCAAGAATAAATATATATCAACTTATTTGGAACTGCTTAAAATGGATATTAGAAAGAGTTATACATCTTACTATAGTATTTGTGAGAATGACAGTCTATTGGATAGTTAAGCTGCTTTATAAAATATTTAGACTAAGAGAAATAGACGTAGAAAGACAAAGAAGTGTCTTTGAAAATATGGATGACACTGTTACCTATAAACATGAATTCGTATTCCAGAAGTCAGATAAGTTTATAGATGCTTGGTTTTACATACAAGATTTAGTTCATACATTGGATTTAACAGATGATCAAGAGCGAGAACTTTATGATTTTATTATCCAGTTAGTATCAGAAGCTGAAAGGGGAGCTTTTAATATTACAACAGAATATTTAAGAACAAAAGATTTAAAAGAACCAAGCTTCCAAGATTTATGCATACAGGGGATATTTAATTCCAGTAGCAATATAGATGTTAGGGATAGATTTGAAAATCCATGCAGAAAACAAGAGGGAATTAGATTACATTATGAAAGAAAAAAAGCTAAAAATGATGCAGTAGATGAAGCTAAATCAAGAGGGATTTTTTAAGGAATATATAACACTACTCTAGTAAAACTACCTCTACTCTCCTATGATTCGACAAGTGAGAGTGGCAAAAATAAGAATGTAGTAATATCAAACTTTAAGCCACTCTCCTACTTTTTAAAAAAGTGTCTCAGAAGAGGTTTGATACAGGAAGAGAGGGGGAAAAGAAAAAATGAAGAGTGGCATAAATCAAAGAAAAAATAAAATAAGATTAAAAATATAAAAATCAAGTTTTTTAGTTCAGGGGATGAAAAAATGAATAGATACTATGAAAATTATTTAGCGCTGGCATATACAATTCTATCAAATCAAAATAAGATACCTAATTTTTATATGTTACAAAATAAACAGGAATCTAAAAAAAGAATAAATGAAATAAATCAAATAAGAAATGCTGGAGGAAAAACTGAATTAGAACAATTATTCCCTAAGTTTGAAAATAAATCACATAATAAGAAATTATATGTGTATGATATTGATTTTAATAAATTGTATAAATTTGGAAGTAAAAAAGTAGCAAGTGAAAAGTTACACTTGAATTTATATAGAGTTGCTAAAATAAATAAACCCAGAATGGTTTTTAACAGATACATAGTTTCAATGAATAAAATAAATATTAAACAAATCAAGCCAAAAGATTTTTTATATGTATTAGATACAGGCTATCCAAAGGGATTATTTTATATAGAAACATTATCTGGAAATTATCTTAGTATAGACAATAGAAAAGAGGCTAAAATAAAAAAACATGATTGTAAAGAAGCTGCAATTTTATATCTATTGGATTTATAAATAAGGAGGAATATATAAATGAGTATAGATTTGAATAAACCAGCACCAAAAGGTTGGAAAGAAGATTCGATAGATGGTATAGTATTATTTTGTCCTACATGTAAGTTGTATGGACCAACATTAGATAGAACAGGAAGATGTGTAAGCTGCGGTCAATTAATAATGGATGGAAGAAACGAGAAGCTTATATTTATGAAAGATGCAAAATTGAAATATCTAACTGATGATCAATGGAAAAGTTATTATGATTATATGGCTTCACATACAACAAAATCTTATATAGAGTTTTCTAAAGTAAATGCAGTACAAATGAGTATATTTGATTTAATAAAGGATTGAAATAAAAAAAGGAATGCTTTCGCACTCCAATAACAAGTAACTAATAATATTATATCAGGGGAGTGGAAGTTTTGAAAAGAGATAAATTATTTATAGAAGCTGAAAAAAGATTAGATAGATATAGAGAAGATTTAATAATAATTGATAACTTAACTATTTTAATACAAGCTAAACTTGATTTGTATTCCACAAAAGGGCTTCCAGGAGAAAAAGCAATTTGTTATGATGCAGTGAAAGTAAGTAAAACAAATGCATGCTCTCCTATTGAAGAATGGCTATTAAATAATGATAAAGAGTATGATGTGCTAATAACACGAAAATCTAAATTAGTAAAAGAAGTAAATTTAATGAAAAATGCATTAAAAATATTAAATCCAAAAGAGTTAAAAGTTATAGAAGGAAGATATATAGACCAAATGACTTGGGGAGAGGTTTCAAGATATGTAAAGTATTCAGAAAGTCATTGTAAGAGATTAAGAAATAATGCTATAGATAAAATAAAAAAAGTAATATAACATAATACTTTTATGATACAAAAATGATACTTTTATGATACTCATATAATACGAAACTTGTGTTAATATATAAATATACAAAATTATGCAACGACAATTTAATAATACATATTACTAAAATAAAAAGTAACTAATTTCTACTTTACCATGAAAGAAGCTTAGGATAACAAACTAAGCTTCTTTTATTTTGTATAGAAAGGAGATAAATATATGTGAACTTTGTAGAACCTATAAGAGATACAGATGTGCTCCAAGATATGTGTAATTATTTAGAAGAAACAAACATCAGGGATTATTTATTATTTATGTGTGGTATTTATACAGGACTACGAATATCAGATATTTTGAAGTTGAAAGTTAAGGATGTAAAGAATAAAGATTTTATATCATTAAAAGAGAAAAAGACAGGTAAGCAAAAGATCATAAAGATAAATCCGATACTTAAAAGAGCATTTAAGAAATATCTAAGTGATAGAGAACCAAATGAATATCTAATAAAAAGTAGAGAAGGATATAACAAACCTATTAAACGAAATAGGGCATATCAAATAATAAAAGAACTGGGGTTGATGTTTGGAATAGAAAACATAGGGACTCATACTATGAGAAAGACATTTGGATATCATTATTATAAAAAAAGCAAAGACATAGCAACATTGCAAAAGATATTTAATCATAGTAGTCCACAAATAACAATGCACTACATAGGAGTGATACAAGATGATCTAAACAAAGCTTATTGTGATTTAAGATATTATTAGCTTTGTTTATTTTTAAAAAACTATTTAATGATACAAAATGAGGTCATGTATCATTGATAAAAACATACGGGTTATAAAATCATATTCAAAGTATTTAATTTACTTGGATTGGAATAAAGAAAAATTTATATATTTGAATGATACAGTCTATAAGATATGTTTAACTCAAATAGGAAAAGAGGTGGTTAAAATAGACAGTATGATAGTAATATTTCCAAGAGGTTATGGAAAGCATTTAGAACTTCTTGAAATGGTGCAAAGATTTCAAAAATTATTAGATAAAGTTTTAAAACTAATACTTGAACATGAAGCTAATTGTAAACTATTTAAATCAAGAAGTAAGCAAAAGGCTAAAAGATTAAAGAGTCAAATATTTAATAGAAAGCCATTAGTTAGGTGTAGGAATATGATATGAATATAAATTTTAGGGGGTGAATATGGTGGCAAAGTCAAAATGGGATACACATGTAAAAGATAAATTAGTTGTTGTTGAAGGTTGGGCTAGAAATGGTTTAACAGAAAAACAAATTGCACATAATCTCGGTGTTGCCTATTCAACTTTTAGAGTTTATAAAGAGAAGTATCCGGCACTGTCGGCAGTCTTAAAAAAGGGTCGTGAGGTTATAGACTTTGAGGTCGAAGGTGCACTGATTAAAAGGGCTCTGGGTTATTCTTATGTAGAAGTAACTAAGGAATTAGTAGAGGATGAAACAACAGGGAGTGCCGAATTAAAGGTGGTAAAAACAGT